CGGTTAGACAGGTCGGTGTCTGCCTGCTCTTGTGACCACACAACACCAGGATGGATGTCTGGGCCTGTAGCACCGTAGCCGATAGTCCAGGGATCACCGCCAGTGCCGGGATCTGGGTAGGCTTCTAGCTTACAGCCTTCGTGACGCTTAATCTCTTCAGTAGCAATGTTTAACCAGCTCATTGTTTAGGCTCCAGTAGTGAGTTGTAGGATGCGATACAGGCGTTCAGTTTTTCGATGGCGTTGTCGCCTCGTTCTGTGAGGGAGACAAGAGCTTGAGCAGCTCCTGGGTCAATGTTGCAGCTTCCGGCGTTATTTGCTTCGGCAGAGGAGGTATTGCTGGACACTGTGCCACCACAGGAACCGGCGATTGACAGCTTAACAGCGCCAGAGGCAATGTTGCGATTAAGATCTTTTGCAGCTTGCTGAGCTTTTGCTTGCGCGGCTTCCAAATCGCTAGAAATGTGGGCAATGCTTGCGTTTCGTTCATCTGTGACCTCCTGAGCATGTTTGTTTGCAGCGTCGAGGGCAGCTTTTGCCACCGCACGTTCCTCTTCTATACCTTTTTGAGCATAACCATAGCCACCAAAAGCACTGGCTAAGCAAATACTGAATAGCGCAACCCAGAAGTAAGGATTAAGTAGCATTTGTCTTTGCTCCGTCAGCAGTTCTTTCCTGTGTCTTACCCCACGAGCTTACACCCAGCACAGCACCCATAGCTAAGTGAAATAACCCACCGTTTTGCAACGTCATCGGTTGCCACTCACGGTAAGCATCATTAACCGCTTGTGTTTCAAATTGTTGAACATAGAAGTACAAGCAAGGGCCAAGCACAAAGTCAAACAAGCAAATAAAGCAGTAGGTGAATCCCATCAAGCCCCGCCAGTGGCGTGACATGAACGACTCAGGCCGCTTAACCCTTGCGCTTGTAGCCATGATGCTGTTCTTTCTTTGCCGTGTCCACTATGTCAGTCACAACATAGTAGCCACCAGCGAATAAGACGATTAACAGAACAATAGCAAGAGCAACTATCAAGAACTCCTCTTGCTCTTCCTTTTGTTTCTTAGCCCTGTCTTCAGCAGCTTGGGCAGCATACTTGTCTGCCTTGTCCATCTGACCAGCACGCTCTTTAATCTTGTTCCAGACATCCACCTTGCCAGCCTGCATAAATAGCATCTGGAGTTCATTCTCAAACTGCTTAGTCTGCTCCAGCGCCATCTCAATCTGGATGGCTGTACCCATGTTAGAGGCTTTACCGGAGTCTTTAGCTTCTTTGACCGCCTGGACTGCGTTTGTCTTAGCGTCGAAATACTTGCCCAGAACAGGGCCGAGAGATCCTACGTCGTCAACCGTCTGGCTGACTTTCTTAACCAGCTTAACAGCCGACTGGATCGCTGCTAGGGCGGTTAGGGGATCAATCATGTTACCCCCGATTAAACATGCCGTGGGCTAGAGAACCAACAATGCCAGAAAGCACAGAAGCGATAGACATGCCCACCCAGAAACCGCCCTTGGACTTGTTTGCCATCTCAAGGAGCTGTTTGATGTCACTTTGCATGGAAGAGACTTGGGTTTCAAGTGCATCTACCTTTGCTATAAGCTGACCATATTGGATAGGGTCTATCTCTGCCATTTACATACCTTCACCTGGGCAGACGTAGACAGCAGGTGTGCCAGCAGAGCCAATAACACGCACGTAAACCGTTTGTGTGGGGCTGGTCTGCAAAGAGCTAATCACCTGATAGCCAAACGCAGGAACAGGGTAAACCGCAGTACCAGCAGCGTTAGGCACAGCAGCGTTAGCAGTAGCAGACGTTGAAATAGAGACAAAAGCCGTGTTAACGGTGTCGCTGTTAATCAACGAGTATTGCTGGCAAGGAGAATTAGCAGCGATAGCAACTGCGTTTGATTGAGTACCTGCTGTGGCTTGTTGCACCAAGTAGGTGTTGCCCATCGGTTGAAATGCGCCATTAAGTGCCATCAGTAAACTCCTCTTCCACCACCACGGGTAGGACTCTTCTTCGTGTTGAGCGGCTCATCACCGGAGAAATCAAACACAGAGCGATAGCCACCTTTAGGCAGCATACCTGGTTGCCAGCTCACCTGACCTGGGGAGCCATCACGGGGCAACTGAGGGCGAACAGACTTAGCAATCTGCTGATTGTGCTCATGAGGACGCTGATGGTCAGAGTTACGCATATGGTTGTTCTCATATGCGTCGCTAGGGCTATACGGATTGATTTTGTTGCTCACTTGGTTTCTCCTTCGCTCGTCCGAGAGCGTAACCGAAAATTGTGAAAATTACTAGCGTTACNACTCGCTCCCACTCCGGCCCTGACATCGCCCAGCAAGCTAGGCCGCAACCCATAAGTAGCGTCAGAATAGTAATCAAGCGATCTGATATGACCTCTAACGCTAGGCGAATAGTCTTCAGAATAGATGCGTCCATATGTACCCTCTTTAAAAGTTAAGGGGTTCATGGTATCACTTATCGTCTTCATCGTCATCTAGTCCCATAAAGCCAGCGCCCCACTCATCGTCCTGCATCTTGAGCTTGAGTTGCTCCAGCTTCAGGGCGCGGTCAAGAATCTTTGTCTTGTCCGTCAAAGACGCTTCAGGATCATTCATAGTCTGAGTCAGCAAGGTAGCGATAGCGTCCTCCAGCTCAGAACTGATGCCTTTGTCTTTAGGTTTCTTAGCCATGTTTACTCCTACTGATCTGTCCCTGCAATCACACCACCGGCTGCACGACTTGGTTTAATTGCGTTTAACATTTCTGATTGAACTGGTTGAGGCAATTTGCTCAACAAATCGTCCAACCCCTTAGCAGACTTGGCGGCTTCAGTAATTTGCTTCATAGCCGACTTGCTGACATTGCCTTCCACCTTGTTAAGTATTTCAGGTAAACCTGCCGCTTTATAACCGAACACCGTTTTTGTCAGCTTGGGGACAATCCCCATTTTTGTTCCAAGAATGTCAGCCAATCTTGTTTGACCAGCGCCTGCTTGAGAAGTAATAGCCTCTTCTCTGCCTATTTCTTTCGCCACACCACCAAGTTGATTCAACGCATTGGCGCTCATCTCGGTAAACAAATTGTATTTACCAGGCCCAAACACCTTTTCAATTTCTTGGGGATCGTTGCCCTCAACAAGCTCTTTAAACTTCTTAGGACTGCTTTTGTAGACATCTAAGAGTTTTGCCCCCATCTCTTTTTGAGCAATAGTTTGAGAGCCTTTAGCGTAATCTTCTAAGTACTGACGATAACCAGTGCCGCCAGCCGACTCTATAGCGTCAACAATAGCGGGACGGACAGAATCTAATACTTTGGCAGCAAACCGCTTTTGAGCACGCAAATCGTCTTTAAACAAGTCTTTAGCAACTTGATTGACTGAGTTCTTTCGTATGCTGTCAAGGGCAAAAGCATCAATTACACCGCCGCCATTTGTCCACTTACGAACATCTCCCGCAACTCTAGTAAGTGCTCTCTCTAAATCTTTATTGCCCGCTATAGACGGATCTTTTGCTTTTGAAGCAATAGCTTGAACAACAGAATCAGATGTCAGAGGTCTTAATCCGTGAGCAGCTAAACTTTCTTCCGCAGCACGAGAGAATCGACCAGCCTCACCAAACCTTAAAGAAGCCTCTGCCGCTTGATCGGCAAACTGATCTGCTTTTTTAGCCAAGTCCCCAGCATAGGTATAGCGTTCAGCCCATTGAGAAGGCAGCTCCCTATACGGCGCAGGGAAACCTGCTCGTGTGTCGCCCATGTAAGTTGGAGACCACAAAGGCGATTTTTTCGTAGCTCGTTCACCGGCTGCAACCATACGACGAACGTCTTGAACTTTATTGGTGGCGGCTTGTTCCATCCGGCCAGCTTCAGCGCCAAACTTGGGTTTTAATTTGCCAGCAGTATTGGCTGCGTTTAGTTCAATTTTTAGCTTGGGAATAAGTGTCTCGTTAAGCTGCTTTTTCATTTCTTCTTGAGCAGCACGAGCTTCAGTTTGATTAGAGCCACCGGCAATGCGCTCTAATGTCTGCAATCGCTTAGCTTCTTGATCGCCAAACATTTTGGTAAAGAACTCAGGATCATGTGCCTCGGCGCGTTTCAGCAATGCTTGAGCTGTAGGCGCGTTGATCTCTGACAAAGCCTGACCAGCAGATATTTCTCCTGATGCTCTTTTAAGAGCCTCTCTAGCTTGCTGCAAATTAGGGCCAAGAGCTTCCCCCGCAATTTTTGCTGCTTTAGGCGTCTTAAAATAATCAACGACAGATGATCCTAGTTTTCCTGCGCCAGATAGAAACTCTGGCAATGCCCGACCACCAGCCTCATAAGTTGCGCCGGTTAATACATTTTTAATAGGCTCAGAGACGTTTTGCATACCTTGACGGGGCTTTTCGTACCCCAAGGCTTGCTTGCCCAATTGCAGGGCTTCTTTGGTCATCCCATATCCCAACCCTGCCCCGCCCACGGTTCCTAGCGGCCCTAATGCGCTACCAAGCATAGCCCCGCCAGCAGTACCCAGCGCCTCTGCCGTTGGTTCTACAAACTCAAACGCTTTTTCACCAAAACTTTTTCCGGCAGGTTTGCTTTCAGACGAAGACGTTTTTAACTTCTTTAATCCGTCGGTGCTAACCTTGCTCAAGTCGTTAGACTTAAGCGCTTGAAGGTCATCTGTGCTGAGTTGAGACAAATCCATTATTTGATCCCTCTTCTTGCAAGCTCGGCATCAATGTCGCTTACTGATGGCACATTAAATCCTGGGGAGGTTTGTTGAGGCTCAGAAACAGATTTTCTTTTTTGTGTTTTCAAGGCATGAACGACGTCATCAATTTGATCGTCGTCTAGTCTAGCCCCACGCAATCTTGACCTTAATTCTTCTTGACGACTATTCAAGAGGTTTAAATATCCTTGTTTCTCATAATTGGTTGGGTCTAACGCCCCGCCAGCCTGCTTAACAACAGAAACCAAAAGACGACCTCCAGCAATTTCACGCTCAGCCGTGTACGCAGCAAACAGAGCTTCTTTTTGAGCTACTGCGTTTTTAGCTGTAGGACTAATTTCACCGTCAATGATGCGGCGCATTTCGTCATCGGTAATTTCGTGATTGTTGTCGCCTATGGACGCCATCTTTTCTCGAATAGGAGCTAATTTGGCAATAACCCCAGTTTTGACATCAGGGTCTTTAAACAGATTTATAACTTGACCAAGTTGATTCACGCCTTGGGCGGCGTCAACAATAGACTTGTCTGTCTTCTCATTCCCAGAAGACGCACCAATCACAGAGTTCAAGAAAGCTGTCGATCCCAAAGATGGGGTTGGTTTACTTGCAGATGGTAGTTTGCTGAAACCTTCAGAGCCTTCGATTTTGACGACCTTGTTGTCAGGCGTAACACGGTACATAGCCCCGTCTTTACCCTGGAAGATCTCACC